TAATGGCGTTGTTGTATGCCTCTGTGCCTGGTCGCAATCCCTGATTGATTAACTGGGTCTCAGTGCTAACCCGTTGTCTTGCCAAGGATGGCTCAAGCCGTTGCATGATTGCCTCTTGACCTGTCATGCCTGCATTAACGGGCATCTTGGCTATGCCGCTTGTGTCTAGCGATGTCTGAACGTCAGGGCCTCCAAAACTAAACGGTTTGTCCAGCACATCAGACGCAATACCTGTACCTTTTTGGGCAAGGTTTGACAATGACAATCCAACATTTTGTTGCGCCTCTAAAGCCTTTTGCGATGTCGGATTAAGGGTTTGCCGTACTGTTGGAACATCGCCCTCGTAACTCACCAACTGAGTGCCATAAGGCGTGTACATATTGGGGTTGTTGAGCTTGGCAGTAGCCCTTGCAGATTCAATGTTTGCCGCGCCTTGGGCGACTGCTGCGCCCGCGTAATCAGGCGCTGGTGGTGCGGCTGGTGCTGCTTTTCCCATATCTTTCCCCTAAATATTTGCAATCATTCTTAGCCAATGTGTACAGGATCAAGTCCCCACTAGCCATGCCGTCTTTGATTCGAGCTTCTTCTGTGAAGCCCATCTTTTCAACCAATTTGACACTTTTTGAATTTGTTGCATCTACTGGGACAATGATCTTTTTGACATCGCAAACCCGAAATGGATAGTCAAAAATAGCCCACAAGTATTTTGGTGTCAACCGACCAGAAATGGCAATATGGCAAGTGATTGACCGCCTATTCCAATTCTCGTAAATCACACCGGCAACAAACTCGCCGTCTTTTTTCAATCCGATTGATCGGCATCTGGCCTCAAAATAACCGCCCTCAATTTGCTCGGCAGTCCAATGACCCACCGAATGGTCTGAAGTTATTTCAAAGCACACCGCCACCCTCGAATACCAGATCGGTTGCGACCCACTGTAATTGTATGCCCTGCGTGGCTGTTTTTAACAGCGGCGCAAACGTGTATCCAATATTTGTCGCCCCCTGCCAATTGGCAATCGGCACTAAGCCTGATCCCCAAATGGCAGCATCCCAAAGCCCAGAATCCCAGATTCCATAGTTTGATACAGAAAAGTTAAGCTGAGCTGATTCGTCTGCAAGGTTGTAATCCACATTCACGTTACCAAACACAGACGGCGTTCCATCTGTTTGAACGTGGTAGCGGATCATCTTGCACTGCTTTTGCAGGGCTGTGCCATAGGTTTGAAAGCTCTGTAAAGCAAATCCTGCAATATCTGAGGTGTCGTCTACGTTGCCGTTCCACGCCAAACCCACATACCCATTACCGCCAAAATACGGATTATCAACGTGCAATTCCCAGCAGTTTGCATACCATCCGGTAAAGTTACACCAGCTTTTTGTGATGTTGTTCATCACATACTGCTGCTGACTGCCGATTGCAATTGGCACATTCAACAACAATTGATTCTCTTTTGGGTAGTACAGCAAGCACCACCCAAAATTAGCCCCATAGGTTGATATAGCGGCGCTCATGGCGTACTGAATCTTGTTGGTGATAGACACCCTTGGATCAAGCCTAGAGCTTTGCAATGAGCCACTCATAGGCACTACACCATCTTGAGTAATGATCAGCAAGTCACCGCCAAATTTTGTATAGCAGCGCCGGCCAATTGGTGCGCCAACCTTATAAAGACCAATCTGTGAAATTCCTGTTGGGGTTGTTGGGTCTGTTAAGCGCCAAACAAGAGCCTCGCCATTGCTTGTAATAAATACCAAGTAATCATCCACGCCGTAGCCAGCATCCAGCGTCCAAGTCATTCCCGCCATGATGTAACCACCAAGCTGGAAAATGCTGGTCATGTCTAACGCAACCGCTGCACCGCCAATGGAATTAACAGGCAAGTACCACGCTTTTAAAGTGTCATTGGTTGTAAGCCAAATGCGGTTTTTAAACAATGTGATGTTTGCAATTGTTGCCGTGTCCACATTTGTAATGTCGTATGGAGCGCCATCGCCATCCTTATGCCAATTTGTGCCGTCAAAGGTGCGGAGTTTGTCTGCGCCGTTGACCGCCATCAAATAGGATGCCGCCGGTGTGGTGATGTTTGTGTATTGGAATTTTGAGTTTGTGAGACTGCTTACAGCCGCAGCACCCACCGCGCCCGCGCTGGTGGCATCGTAAATCTTGCCATCAGACACAGCAAACAATTTGTTTGAAGTCCCCGAGCTGTACGCCATCAGCGTCTGCACTTCGGCAGGTAAGCCTGTGGCGTGTTTGGTGTAGCCGTTTCGTAGGATCACCGAGTTAGTGCCAGGCCAGAAATTGGTCAACGTCACCGCGTCCAAAGGGTCCATCGCCCCCAGCGCATCCCTTGCATTCCATCCACCAATTGGCGCGGCAACAGTTACCGTCTGGGCAGACTGTTGACGGGGTATTTTTGCAAATGAATTCAGCATCAGACGCTCGGCCAGTTACCGTCTTGCACACTCCACGGCCCGACCAGTTGGTTCATTCCCACTGGGGCAAGGGACATTGCAGAAACTGGGACATCTTGAGCTTTACAGTATGAAAGCGCCCGCATGAACTCGCCCAATTCAATTGCATAATCGAGCTTTTTGGCTTTCAAGAAGTAAAACTTCAATCCCGCCAGCATCAGATCATCAGGAAACACACAGGTGTCTGTGTCTGCTGTATACGCTGATTTTGATCCCTGATCTGAGCCTGTGGCGCATACCCACCAGTTCGACACATACTCAAAGGAAAAGTTGTAAACCGTTGTCAGGGCTTGGAAAATCCTAAACTTGTTGTTGTATATCCGATAACGCTCGCGTGGGCCAATTGAGATAATGCCGCCCTGCAAGAACTGCCAATCCTGAGATGACTTTGTGCCAAGGTTGCGCCAGTGGTCTGTCCTGTCCCAATTGGTGTCCGAGATCATGCGGTCGTACCCGCCTGGCAGATCGTAGTCCTGCTTGGCAAATGTCATTGACACAGAGGATGTAGAAGTAGCAACCGGCGCGTTTAACGTCACTTGGGTGCTGCTGTCAATCGTCAGAATCTCTGCATACGGTGTCTGACCTGTGCCGGTGATCACATTACCAACTGCCAACGCCGCGGTGGTCGGGATATTTGTGATGACCTTAGAGCCTGCTGTAATGTTTCCCGTGGTGCTCACAGCAACCTGTGTTTGCCAGATGTAGGCTTGCACCAAACGCTGCCATTCAAAATCCCTGACCAAATCCTTGCCCAGCCGGTTAGCCAAAGCAAGAATCTGAATGGTCTGGTTATTTGATGAGCCGATTACTGCCGCTGGCTGAGTCAAGCCCAACTCTGCTGACATTTGGTCAACCAGTTGCAGTAACGTGTAGCTCATATCATTCCTCTACGGTTTCTTTTTTAGGTCTGCCTGCTTTTTTGGTGGTCAGATCGTTAATCATCTCACGCAATTGGGCAATTTCAGCGGCTTGGGTCTGCATTACTTTTTCAGTCTCAGCCCGTACATTGTCCATTAGTTTAGAGTCTTTTGCCGCCAAAATGAACGTGCGAGCTTTGTCGCGCAAATCATTAAAGCCCATGATCTTGTTGCCAACTGAGTCGGGAAGCTGTGCAAACTGGTCAATTGTAAAAATATGCAAAGCATTGAACTCGGCTTTTTGGGTGTCGCTCAGAATAGACCATGCATCCAAAGGCGTACCAGAAACACGGTTTTCTTTCTTTTGCTCAAACCGCGCCCACTCAATTGGGTAATCCTCAACATCGGTCGGACGCATTGGGCGGTCAACCACCAAAGTGGAGTCGCCAGGCACAAGTTTCTTCAAGAAAATCTTTTCATCAAAGATCGGACGATTTTCCTGTGCCGTTTTGAATGAATTCTGCACCTGCTTGGTATAGAAAAACACCGCCATCTTGCCTCGGTTATCTTCCATCCAGCTCTCGTTTGTCCAACCTGCCACTTCGTTTTTCATGCTAATTCCTTGAGTTTGAAAGCAGTTTCCTGCATAAGTCCATCACCGTAAAACACAACTTCAGCATCCTGCGTTTCTATGAAATTCTCCATCTCAATCGCCGCTTGGAGCATTTGCTGTGTTGTTTGGAAAGTTCTCAAACCAACTCTGACCATGATTTTAGTCTGATCCTTGCCAGTATGAGCACCTGCGTGACGGTTTTTTACAAATGAGCAATCCATGCCGTGAATGTCAAACCGGCGAAACCCTAAAGCCGCTGAAACATTCATTGCTCGCATTCCTACACTCGAACCGCCACCAATCAGGCTTTCCATTCCCTCTGGGTGGTACTGGGCAACCCATGCCACCGTCTCGAAATCGTTACCGTTAACCAGATGCCATACCTTAACATTTTTCCCCTTAAGAATTTCCCAGAAGTCTGGGTGACATACCGAGGCCATCAGGTACTTGGTGTTCTTTTGCGGCTTTCTTAACATCTGCGCCTTGTGCGCTCTGGGGTCACAATCAACATGGAAGTCAGGAATAACGCCCCTTTCCACCAAATAATCATGCGCCCCCGAAACCGTCATGATTGGGTGCTTGAGCTGGCGCCAAGTATCCTCAAGGCTTGGGCCATAACACGCAATGGTCATGCGTCGGTCGTTGAACTTGCCCTTTTTCTTGAGCAGCGGCAAGTGAATTGCTTTTGCCATTTGCTCATGGCGCTCGGTGTTAGTTAAGACCCCTTTAAGCATTCGACCCTCATGTCACGAAATGGGAAATGGTATCGAGGCTCATGGAACTCAATATTCTGCATTCCTACGGTTTCCAGCATATCTCTCAATGGGCGCTGAAACCAACCCCAATGGTGGCACATTGCTTCTGACTTGTACTTGGGATCACCATATAACGCATTTAAGGTCATAAACGGCTGTAGCGGCTCTTTTTTAACCACGCAATTATGGACATAGGCAAATACCTTGTCCATGCAGGGCAGCTCTAGGATCATCTTGCCGCCAGGCTTTAAAACCCGCTTCCATTCGGTTAGCAGGTCATAGACTTCCCACTCGTAAAAGTGTTCTAGAACGTGGATTGCTGCCACCGCATCGGCTGAATCGGTTGCTAGCTCAAGTTTTCTTAGATCGCATTGGATGTCTGCAATGTCTGAATGGAGGTCAACGTTTATCCAACCGTCCCATTTCTTTGATCCGCATCCGAGGTTGTAGGCCGTTTCGTAGCGGTCTTCCACTTGTCGATCAGTGTTTGAGGCGAGAATTCTTCCCTCACGAACTTCTGCGCCTTGGAAATGAGTTCGTTCATGTTCTGCTGTTTTGTCCATTCGATGCCCTCTTTGATGTTGCCGATGTAAATGGGGAAACCCTCCAAGGCTGGATGTGGCTCTGCAACCACAAAACACCCTTGGCGAATTGCCTCAATTGCCCTGTTTGCGCTTTTGTAGGGCGCTGTGGCAGGGATCACCACTATATCGGCTCGGGCAAATTCCCTCAGCATGGTCTCATGCGACCAAGGGATTGCCCCATCAAAGTTCGATACCACCGCAAAAGGATAACCCTTAAGGTCTGGCAGTATGCGTTGCAGGCTTTCACGGTTGACATGATGCCCATACCAAAGCAAATTAACCCCATTACAGTGCGGTGGCATCTCGGGGTACTCATAAGGGTCAGGAATGACAATAGCATCCTTGCCCAGTTCTTTAATTCTTTTTGCCATTTCAACGGTTGGGCAGGTTACCGCATCCGCAAGGCGCAACGCCTCTTGGTAGTGCATCCAATCAAAGTGATCATCACAGAAGTCCACCACCACCCATGCGCCCCGCGCCTTTGCTCGCGCCATGTCCATCAGCTCATTGGCCTGCGGTTTGGCAAACACCAGTGTGTCAGCGGTTAGATCGTTTTGGCTTGCCCAATCCCCCGCCGGTATCTTGGCTCGATAGCGCCAGCTCGCCGCGTTCTTATCGCCCCAATGGATAAATGAGGTACGGTCGTTTAGGTTTGCCTTAACATCAATGATGCCGCCAAGCTCCATGATGTTTTGCTGGCGCTTCTTGATAATTGCTTGAATCAATCCATGCCCATGCCCGTTAAATGTGGCATCCGGTAGGTAATCGTAGTAAGTCTGAAAATGCTCGGCTTGCAATGCCATTGCCGTGTTGCAGTGAAAGGTCTCGCCCTCTTGATCAATCTTGACCTCAATCAGCTTGTCACCGTCTTTTAGTTTTTCGCCGTTAACCCTGAGCATTTCGCCGGTGTTGCAGGAATCAAACCCAAACAGTTCAAACTGGCGGTAGCCAAGGACGTAGAACAGCGATATAGCCCTCAAGCCAGAGGTTGTGCCGCCACCTATCAGCATACAGTTTCGAGGCCGATTCTGCCCCTTTTTGACGTATGGATGCCATATCGTTACCTGATGCCCATCAAGATTGTCAAACATCGCTGGATGGCATTGGCTGGCAATCATGTAATGCACAGCCTTGTGTGGCTTGTAAAACGCTATTCTGTGCTCTTGCGGGTCAATAGCTAAAGCATAGTCTGGGATTACGCCTTGGGCAATAAGCCAATCGTGTACGCCCTTGATCGCCACAATAGGCGACCCCGCAGCTTGCATCTTTTTAATGACCTCTAATTGACCCTTGACACTTGGGGCGCTTGCCACCAACAGGACAGACCCAGTATGTGCTGGCTCGGCTTGTTTAACCTGTGGAAAACCTCGGGCAATCGCTGCATCCATGTGGGCAAACAGTGTCTCGTCTTCTGCGACACATTTACCAACAATTTTTAAAGGGACAGAACTCATTAAAAAGACACCCCGCTTTGTGGGCGGGGCATCAGTCTGGTTTAGCCTGCGCCAACCATGATCAAGCCTGCATTGTTGACCATACAGAATGGTGCTGATGCAGAAGTGGCAGATGTATTAGCCACGATACCTTGGATGAAGCCAGCAGACACGGTTGTGTCGTCCAGCGCACCAGCGGTAGCTGTGGTGTACAAAGGCACTTTAGGCTGGCAAGCAACCAGCAAGTTAACCTGCAACATACCGTTCAAGCCAACCCAGCCGTAGTAGCTAGAAGCAATTGCGGTTTGTGCAAAGCCAACCATGTTGAAACCCAAATCTTTAGCGTTTGTGGTGGTCACAGGCACAGCTCGCATCACAGGAGTCAAGCTCGCTGAGTTTGCGTAAGTGCTCATGATCACCGCATCAAATGCGTTGATAGTGGATTCGGCGCGAACAAACATATACACGCCGTTGTTGGAAGTGTTCACCCGTGTACCAGGGGTAACAGGGAACAAAGTTGTAGAACCGGCAGAAGTGGACGCATAAGTTGCGGTCAGATCAATACCAATTTTTCCATCGGTGACGTAATCAGCCATGATTTTGCTCCTTATTCAGTCATCACGCCTTGGAACTGGAGTCCCGAGGCAGTCATATTGCCAGCCCAACCGATCAAGCGCACGATGGCATCTTGGTTGGTGGACATACGCTCATCACCAATCGGAACAAAGTTACGATTTGCGTGAGGACGGAAGAAAATGTATTTCGTGTTCAAGAAATAGCCGGTACTTGCGGGGATGTTGCCGCCGATACCACCGTCAAGAACCACATCTGCATTCATGTACTTGGAAGCAACAAAGCCAAGTTCGGCCATCTTGCTCGAGCCAGGGAAACGCTGAATGTTTTGCAGAGACGACATAAAGAAGCCCCACAAGTTGTTATCCAACAAGATCAAATCGACAACATCAGAGCCGCGGCTTGTCTTGGCATACAGGCGGTTAAAACCGGTCTGGATGTTTGAGCTGGATGCAGAAGCGCCCAGATCACTAGAGAAGTCGAAAGTCTGGTTTTGCCAGAATGACCAAGTGGCACGGTCGATGCCGCCAACCACGCCGGTGGATGGCGACGCAACCACCATAGCTTGCAAACCAGTGATCTGCTTGCCGTTGTTGGCTGTACCGTCAGAATAAATACCAGTAGAGATCAAGTTCTCAATGGATGCCTCGGCAACGTCCAAACGTGCGTCAAACAAATCAATGATCTGTTCTTCGCCACTGTTTTGAAGCATTTCCAAACCATTGATAGTGACTGCTACGGCTGCCTGTTTAATCGGGAACTGAGCCGCACTGATCACATCCGCTGGGGAGATGTTCAATACTTCAGCGCCTGAGTAGTACATGGCTGTTGAGTTTGCTTGGAATGACAATTCTTGCAGAATGGTCGATCCACCTGTGAACGGCTTGTAACGGCCTTTTTCACGCAGGCGAGTCAGCAACGCATTGTTTTTGGTCACGTTATCGGCAACGATGCCCGAGCGTGATTCAATGGTTGTTGCCAAAACGTCTGAGTAATTACTATTGGCGTATGCCATGATTTACCCCTTTAAAAGTTTGCCGACCGTAACGCATTTGCGATAACAGCTCGGCGGTCTGTTTGACTTACTGGACCAGAGACTGCGCCGCCTGGCGCTCCCCTTACCTGTACAGCCGCTTGTTTTGCTTTCTGTACCTGATTCTGTGCGGCATAGTTTTGTTGCTGTTGAGCATATAAACTTTGTGCCAACTGTGGATCAAGCCTTACAGCGGTGTCATACGCCAGTTGCAATTTCTCGCGTTCTGACATATTACTGATGTCCCCTAGTACCTGCGGCGCTTGGAGAAGCGACAGCATCCGGTCTTGGACTGCTTCAAAGTGTGCATTTGCGGGGTCGCTCGCAAACTGCTGGATTACAGAGAGTGCTCTGTTTTCATTCTGTTTCTGTGCCTCGTACTGGCTCTGCGTGATGTGTTGCGTGAGCTGCTGTACTTGTTGCGCCAATTGATTGTAGTGCGAATCTTGCTGTGGTGGTGCTTCGCCGCCAAAGTAAGCCGCCACTTGATCCAAAGGAATTTGGAATTGCTGAATTAACTGGGCAACCGCTTGGGATTTTTGATGTGGTGTACCAGTTCTAAGCAATGCCGCCGTTTGGAGTAATGGCCCAATTGCTTGACTTGCTGTGGTATTTTCGTTTCTTAACATCCATTCGTATGGTTGAAATAACTCAGTAATTGCCCGAGCCTCGGCATCCCGCTGCTTGTACTGACTGATGCCCTTTTCGTAGTCGGCATCCCGCTGGGCAAAGGCTTGCTGGAGTTCTGGCGGGGCTTTTTCCCAATGATCTTTCAGCTCCAACCGCAGGCTTTTCGGCATCTCGGCGCGTGGCTTTTCAGCCATTTGCGGTGCTTGGGTCTGGTCGGTCGGGAACTTGGGTGCAAACTTGCCCCCCTCGCGGGGCTGTGTGGCAGCGTGTTTGCCACGGTTTGTCGGTGTCTTGGTCAGTGCCTCACGAATCGTATCGGCTCTGCTTTGCGGCTCTGATGGCGCTGTTTGAGGCGCTTCGACCGTTGGGGTTTCTGGTGCTGGTGTTTCTATCGTGTCGGGTGCGACAACTTCGTTTTCCATCACTTCATCCTTTTCATTTGTTCCAAAGTCATTTTGATCATCTCCTTGCGCTCAGGCATGGGACGGTTGTGTAGGCGGTTAGCCATCTCTACGTTTAGGTTAGACATCTTAACAGGGGAAATCGGTGCGCCTGGTCGGTCAAACTCTTGCACGGTCGCCAACTGTCCGCGCAGCCTATCTCGGTGGACTTCTTTTTTCTTGTTCCATTGCTCTTGAGCATACTTAACGTCCGAATGCCCCATCTCGATTGAATCGGTGCGCTTAAGGTGGTCACGCCATTGTTTGCGACCCTCAATCATCTTGCCATCAGGTGACATAAATGGGGTAATGTCGCCCATCACTGCGGTGTATTCAGCAACTGGGCCTTTACTCTTTTCGTAAGGCTCACTGCCGTCAGATGGAAAAACCCATGTAGTTCTCACATTAACTCCAAGATCATTGCAATATCTTCTTCATCACGTTTTAGCTTAACACGCATTTCAAGGTCTTTAACCCTTTGCATTAACAAATCATAATCAATTTGGTTTCTGACCGCAACCTCTATAGTTTGCGCGGGTGCAGAGGTGATTTCTTCCCTGACCTTGGGCGGCAGACCAAACAGAGCTTCTTGCAGTTTACGTTTACGCTGAGCCTCTAACTTTTTGTCTTTAGCCCATTGTTCATCACGCTTTTTCTCATCAAAGCCAAAGTGACCACCTAATAAAATATCGGGTGGTGGCGGAGCTGCGCCTGCGCCTATTGCGGCAAATGGAAGCTCTGCAAATGATGTGTACCCAAACATTTAGAAAAACACCAAAAAATTGCTATTACTACCACTAGGCGCAGGAGGTGCTGTGAATATCCACCCTGAGTTATTGCCGCCATCTGTGGAGTTAGCCCCTGCGTACCATCCTGCCCCGCCTGTAGCTGTAGACCGACTGATTGACAAGAAGTCTGAACTTACAGTACCGCTTGACTTAGATAGCGTATGGCTTGCGGCAGTCACAGAGCCAATGGTTATTAAGTTTCCTGCCGTGCCTGACAAACTGAAGTTGGTAAACGTGCTGGTTGTTGCCGCCGTAAATAGCACAGACGCTGGTTGAACAGTGTTTGTGATGTCGCTAAATGTGTTTGAGCCTGTGATGGTCAAAGCACCAGCACCACCTTGATTGAGTGTGCAGTTAAACGTAGAACCACCACCAACAAATGTCTTGGCAGTTGCGGCAGTCATGGAAATCATGCCTGTCCCTGTCCCTGCGGTTGTTGTAAAGTTGGTGGGGGCGGCGTTGTTAAATGCACTTGTTGTTGCGGCTGGACAAACTAATGTGCCACCATTAAATGTAATATTCTTTGTGCCTGTTGCAATATTAAACGCAGTCCCAGCAGTAAAAGTTTTTCCAAATAAATCTAATGTTCCGTTGGTCAAGGCAACGGCTCTTGTAGAACCCATTGTCAACGCATCTTGAAGTTGGAATGTCCCACCAACTCCATTAAAGTTAATTGGAAAATCTATTGTCTTTGCGTTTGTTGTTATCTGTTGAGTTCCGCTTGTTGCGCCAAAAACAAGTGTCCTTGTAGACGAAGTTAACGTCATGCCTGTGGACAATGTTAAGTTTCCATAAATAATAGGCGAAGTTATTCCAATTTGAGCCAATGTACCAGCAAAGCCAGTAAAGTTTGCATTTCTTGCAGAATAGTTTGAAGTACCTAAAAACGTTAGCGCATACGTTCCACCAGTAAAATTAAAACTTATAGAGTTTGCTTCTGATAACGCGCCTGTGTTAACAGTAATAGCAGTAGAGCCAACACTTGTGACGTTAACTACTTGAGTGCCTGTTGTAGTCAGTCCTGTAACTGTTGATGTATCCCACACAGTACCTGTACCTGTACAAGATATTTGACCTGTACCAAAAGCAATTGTTCTAGTGTTTGCGTTGGTTGAACTAAATATACCTGTGCTGAGTGTGTATGACTGAAGGTCTAATGTGCCGTTTGTTAGTGTGGTTGTGCTTCCTATTGGAACTGTTAAAGCACTTCCTAAAGTCCATCCTCCACCAACACCGTCAAATGTAACCGCCGCACCAAACGCAACACCATTGGTAGTTATAGTTTTGCCTGTTGTTGTAGCGTTAAATGTGGTTGTGCCTGTATATGTGCGGGTAAAGTTCGTGGCTTGAAACGTAAGACTACCTGATACTGTTAATCCAATACTTGTACCAGCAAGGGTCATTACTCCATCAAGACCTGACGCTGTAAAGTCATTACAGACCCTTGGCGTATTTGCCATAGTAACTGTAAATGCAGTAGTTCCTACGTTTGAGTTTGCATCAAAAAATACGTTATCTGCCGCAGTTGGGACAGAAAAACCACCAAGCCCACCAGATGAATCAGACCAGTTAACCGTGTTGGTGGCATTCCAAGTGCCTGTGCCAAGAATCCAATAGCGATTAGCCATTTTTTACTCCGCAATCACAGGGTTGCCATCAGTATCAAAAACTATATTTCCATCAGTATCCAACACATAGTTTGGTTGTGGTGCAGTAATTACAGCAATCCAGTTATCAAACCTTTGCTGTTTCATGGTTTCAATTTCAGCATCTGTAAACGCATGATCGTCAGGCAAGTGCAAAGCATCTGAAAATGTGCCGTACTGTGATGAAAAGGAAAAGTCAATCTTCATGGTCATGCCTGTGTGGTTACTGCAATCACATCCCAACGTGTATTGTTAGCATTGTAAATACAGCCTACATACGTTGTCTTGCTGATGGTTGTTGCTGTTGGCAAAGTTACGCCAATGACTGTGTAGGTTGCATTCCAAGTTAATGATCTGCTAGTGCCGTTGTCCAACAACCTAAACATCAACTTATCGCCATCAACAGGCGTTCCAGTTGGTGCATTAATGGTGAGACCTGCCGCCAACGCTGTGTAGGCATAAATATCAGCAGTTGCAACGCTTGGGGTTAAAGATGATGCAGATGCGGCGCTTGTGACCCTTGGGGTAATGCGAGTCGAAACAATAGTTCCGCTTGTAATTGATACGCTTGGAATGGTAACAACGCCTGTTGTTTCAATGGTCATTGCGTCAGTTGTATTAACCGACCCATTCACAATAAAACTGATTTTTTGGCTGTCCCAGCTACCGAGTACAAGTGGCCCACCAAAAGACTCTACAAAACTAGCCAACGGTGCAGAAAATCCATTGTTAGGATACCCCGCAGCCGCATAACTGTAATTTGCGTTATTTATTCCCAGCTCGCCATAAGCCGTGTGACCGCCGTCATTGACCGCATAGCTTGCGTAGCTTGTGTTGCTGGCGCTTGTGTTTTGCAGGCTTGTGTAAAGGTATAACGGCTCACTTGCCGTAAACCCTGCAATCACGCCCGAATCGGTGTGACCAGTAGCATTGCCAACATTTAAAGAACCAACATTGGTTGTCCCTGCCGTGTAAGGTATCAAAACACGATTATTGGCATCCTGATTAACAGACTTTTCAGCAGGGTAGGTAACAAATACATCCTTAACACCCGCCGCAAAATCAATTGTTGAGCCTGTGGAAGAGGAGATTAGGGTTGTCCTTGCTAGTGTCCCTGCGTAGTACGTTCCAATGCCAACCTCCCATTGCGTACCGCCTGCAATTGTGTAATAGGTTGTATTGTTGTTGCCAATTGCCGCAAAGGTTTGAAAACCCTCAACCGTGCCATCCAGCGCTAATGTCCCTGTGCCGGTCGCAGTAGTGGTTTGCCTGACTCGATCAGCTAGGACAAGGCTCATGCTGTCTCCACGCCTATTACTAAGCCATCAGCACCCCTTATTACTCGTTTGGGCGCGTTAAGCCTTTGCATGGCCTCGCCAATGTTTTGCATGGTCTGACCGTGCATATTAGCCATTTGGTCGTGCATTTCCACCATTCTGTTAACAGCGTCCGCTATTGGCGCACCCAGCTCGTTGGTTATTTGCGAAGCCGCTGCCTCAACGACTGGTAGGTCAACACCAGGGTTGCTACCAATCCTTGCCACCATGATCTTAGTCGCTGCATCAAGTTCTGCTTTCCATCGCTCATATTCTTCCCTTCCAGCCATCTCTCGGGCTTTAATTTGTAGCTCATTGTTTTGCTTGGCAGTCTCTAAATCCACCTTCATTTGAGTTAACTGCATTTCAGTTTGCGCTCTTGCCTGTTGCATTTGCATATCAAACTGCGCCTGTGCTTGCGCCAATTGCGCCTCTGCCTGCATCTTCATTTGCTCAGACTGCGCTTGTGCTTGCATCTTCATCTGCTCTGCTTGTTGGTCAGCTTGTATTTGCATCATCTCTGGCGGTGGGCTAGGCGGTTGTTGTTTAGCTTGATCCGCTTTGTCTTGCAGGGCTTTCATTGCGCGTTCTACAGAACCCTCTAAACCCCTGCCAGCTCTATATCGGCGCACCATAAACAATAACATTTCGCTAACCATTGGCAACATCTCAGGAACTTGTGCAACTATCGGCATAGCAGTTCCCAAAAACGCCCCAATAGCACCTATTGCTTCATTTGCAGCTTGTTTTTCAGCTTGATCGTCAATCTGAGCCAGGCTGTCAGCCTCAACCGCAATGTGGAAATCTCGGATTGTGCTGTTGGACAGCATCTGGATCGCCGCTTGCAACATCTGCGGGTCTTGACCGTCCGGTGTGTTCATTACACCTGACATCTCAACAATCAGCTCAGGCGGGTAAAACTTGCAAATGACTTGCGCCTTGAGTTTAAAGATGTCGGTAGCAAATCGAGCCACCTCGCCTTGGCTACTCTTTAACCGCAAGCTGCCAAAGTTGGCTTTGAGCTGTTGAGCACCGAGGGTTTCCTGAGCCTTGGACGATCCACGCAGGATGTCCGATATGCCCATGATCTCGTAGATTGACTGTTTGACCTGCTCTCGGGCGCTGTAAAGTTCCCGCAAGGTCACAATGATCTGCGAGGTGTCCATCATGTCGATAGCGCCTTTTAAGCCGCCCTTTTCCGACATTGCTGCCCATGCAGTCACTGGGAATAGCTTGTTGTCCACGCCCTCGCTAAACATCCGCGCCAGTTCTTTAAACTCAGCATTAAACACGCCGACCGCTTTACAAGCCTTGGTCAGCATGTAAATGCGTTGCGTCAGGTTGTCCAGCTCCTGCGCTTGATCCTCGTACTCACAGTAGTCAGGTACAGGAATCATTGTGCCGGTGGTGGTGGTTGCCATCAACGGTTTAGGACATGGGAAGAATTCTTCCAACTCTAGCGGGTCGTCACGCTCGTCTAGCGCCTGTGGATAACCTTTGGCAATCCAGCAAACCTTACCGCTGCGCTTGTTCCAAATCTCATAGACCATTGCCTTTTTGTCGTAAGTCATTTTGGCGGTCAATGGATTCTTACCTTCCATGTCGGTGTTGGAGCTGGTCAGGCTGACGTTTTTAAATACGTCACCAAAGCGCTCTACGCCCTCGTCCTTGGTCATGTAAACGGCTCGGGCTACCCACCAGACCTCATCCCATGTGCGAGCTGGTGAATGCAAGAAGTCTGACCAGTAGACGTAATCAATAGGGCTGTGAGCTGCGTCAATGCGCTCTGTGGGGTCTTCCACCACACCGCTAACTTGCGGCTCGGTCGGTTCTTCCATCTGCCCCGCTGTTTCGGTTGATTCGGGCTGCTCGTTGACAATGACCGGCTCATAGCGAATCCACGCCGTACCCCGACCAGGCAGCAATCTGTCCTGCACCGCCCCAGACATGGCAGCGTCAAAGTCACCGAATTGAGTGGTCTCGTACTCCATCACGCGCTCGAGCATTGTGGATGCCAATCGACCCACAGGGTCTTGATCCATGTAGCGGCGTGAAACTTCTGGCTTGGCTTGGCGACCGTACAGGGCAGGAAATAAGACTTGGATGTTTGACCAAAGGATATTGAACTTCATCCTTGGCATCTCAATGGCATCTCGCTCATCTCGATACCGCTTGACAACCTTTAAGCCGCGCTTTTCCCACTTATCAAATATCTTGATGGCGGTCTCAATCTGGTCGTGCCAGTACGGGCCTGGGTCTTCGCCCTCGTATGCGCCGTTTTCTTCGTACATGGTTAACTACCTGCGGCAAAGAAGAATGTCACATCCAATCCAGTGCCGGCAATCGTGGCGTACAGACTGACACCCACGTTAGCGGGGAATCGGTGAAAGCCGATAGCCGGTGTAATCGTGCCACTCATCACTTCACCACCTGACCCGCCATTGCGTAACACCAATGTGCCTGCGGTGGTGCTATTGACGTAGAACCCAATCAACTGGCAAGGGCCAGGTGTTACTGCGCCGGTTGCGGTGATGTTTTTGTATCCACCGACTTCTGCTACTGGCTGGCTCATATTCGTTCCTCTCTATGTTGCATCTCAAAGTCCCACAGCTCATCTAATGTGATGGTTTGCAGGGTCTTGCCCTTGGGCGGTGTCTGATCTTTTGCTTCTTGTCTGTAAGCTACTGCCATCATCCGAAAAGCATCGCTCGGGTGACTTGTCCAATCGTGCCTCGGAGTCTGACGAAATGCTTTTTTGTCTTCATCATATTCACGTTGATACTGTCTGAGTGCCTCTAATCCCTCTTCACAGCGCGGATCAAAGTAGCACAGCGGTAAAATCATTCTAACCGCTTGAATGCCATCTTGCACACCGATTTCGGGAACAATTGCAAGTTTGCTCATACCGCCCAAATGCGCCGCTAACTGCTCAACAATGGACTTACCCCCCGAGGCAAGGGTCTTGGCTCTGGCATCATGCGGCAGGTAATGGCGGGTGTATCGGTAACCCTTGGCTATGACCGCACTGGCTATTTCCTCAATGCTTGCGCCGCTGACAGCGTAATAGTCCATTACCCTGATCTCGCCCCGCACGACCTGATACCACCAAATTGCGGTGTCATCTCGATAACCTAAGTCCCATGCGGTGAATACTGGTGAGTCAGGCTCAAACGGTAGCTCACAAATCCTGCCCTCGTCATCAGCTTGGCGCATCTCTTGACCAAAAAATGCCCCCAGCAAGGCGGCATCAAAGCTGCACTCATACTCTTGGTCGTACTGATCTTGGCTTAACTGCGACCGAGCCGCTTGCAATTCTGAGTCTGGCAACAGCTTGGACACTGAGGCCGGTAGGCGCAGCAAAAACCAATCTGGCACTACTTGGCTGACCTTGTAGATGTCGTGGAACTGGTTCTTGCCCTTTGGCGTACCCCCAAACACAGCCCAACCGAGCCGATCACTCAAACAAGGCCGAATGATGTTTCCCCAGACGCTTGGTCTGAAGTCACCGTATTCGTCCATGTAAACGCCATTAAAGCCCATGCCCCGCATAGCGTCTGCGTTGTCTGCGCCAAACAGCATTATCTTTGCGCCGTTCACAAGCTCCACCATTAGGTCTGCTTCGTTTGTGGCTTTGGTTACTGGTGCGGCGTAGTGTTTGATGTAATCCCATGCCACTCGTTTAGCCTGGCTTCTAAACGGCGCTATGTAGGCATACTGTGCGCCACGACCGCCCTCAGTGATTGCTCGCTTGATCAGGTCATTGATTGCCGCTACGGTCTTTCCCGCCCTACGGTGGGCAAGTAGGCATGACCATCTCTCAGTCCTCAAATGAAACGGCATGAAAGCCGCCCGAGGGCTATACGGCAGGATTACTTCACGCCGCCCCATGTCACCACCATTTCTACCGGCCCCTCATCCTTGCCAGTAATTTCAGTCCTTGCAAGTTTGGGTACATGGTATTCGACCACTGATTGGAATAGCTCAAACGCTTTGGCAGGGTTGGGTTTTATGTCAGCCTCAGGAATGCCATTAGCAACGTCATCAAGCCATTGTGTGAGCCGGTGAGCATTACCATCCACAAACATCGCTATCGCCTCTCTAGCCTGCGCTGTGACCTTATTAGGCACACCCGCAACTCGACCGCCTTTTTTCTTTCCAGATTTAGCTACTGTATTCATTTTGCTAATGCTTTAGATAACTTTTTTTGCTTATCTTTTTTTTCTGCCGCAAGCAAATCAGGCAGTGCAACTCCCGCAGCAATTGCTGTTGCAACGTCTTTACGCAATGGGTCAAAGGCGGCAAATTTAGATCTTATCTGATCGGGTTTAAAGACAACCCCAACATCTACCAGTTTTGCAGGGCCACCGCCAGGATCAAATGTGTTTTTCAATATCAAAGCATCATGACCGCCAGCCAAAGCCTGATCAATTAAATCGGAATATGTTTGCTCTCTATATGATTTGCCGCCAAAGTCATGAACCATAGGGTTTTTGTAACGTAAAGCAACAGGCATGACGTTTCCACCTGTTTGAGTTTTTTCAATAAGAGCACGTTCATTTTTAACGGCTCTAAATTTATCTATTTCGTTCATTGCAGATTTAGCCGCATCTTCACCAACTAATTGGCTTATTTCTTTTTTTAATCCTTTGAGCTGGGCATCTGAATAACTGTTGTACCAACCATAAGGCATTAATTCTTTATATTTCTTATCTAACAATTCAGCTTGCGCTTGTGGATGTTGCAAATTGTAAAATGTTTGGTTAATCTTTTCGGTCATGGTGTCTCTGGCATCACCATACTTTGCAACCAAAGATTGAGCTTCTTGCATTCTTTGTATTTCAGAATCTTCCGCAATTTGCATTTGTTTGTCGTGTTCGTTCCAATCGCCACGCTTTTCTGCCGATTTTGCTTTACGCATAGCTTCTCTGTATTCTCTAGAACCGCCAATCTGAGCATATCCAGATGCGGTTTCTGCCCCATGTCCTTGCATTGAAACTTGATTTAACTTGGCAATTTGATCATCAGGTATGCCTAATTTTTTAAGCATATCAATACTTGATTGATCTGTTGTTCTTGTCATCATTGATGCAGGAGGATTTTGAGGGTCTCTAGCAAAGAAAAATCCTTTTTTTGCACTTTGAGCGCCAGTGGCTTCACCAAGCAAATTTGGATTGAAATTGGTTATGTCCCCAGTAGAGCCGTGATACCAATCATGCTCATACCCTTGCTGCAATGATCTTAAATATGGATCTAAAGATTGACTAGTTTGCATTGCATTTTGTTTTGCCAGCTCTAAAGCCGCCTCTTGCGGAGCTTTAACCGCTTTAATACTCATACCAACAGGCAAACCCTCTGTGGCTTTAATTGCTTTACCCGCCAATTTAGCGGTCGCTGGTGTCATAAACCCGCCCAGATCCTCCATTCCCGCCGTTTCTCGTCTGGGTGCGGTCGCCCTTGGCATCATGCCCAAAATGTCTGTGGTGGTCGGCAATACTGGTGTTGGGCTTACGTTAACACCGCCTGCGCCATATAACTTGTTGATACCCATCCGACCAAGGAATTCAATGTCGCCGCCCATGCCTGGCACTGATGCCGCACCACCCCTTACCAATGATTCCAAATTACTGCCAACCGATTGACCAAAACCCTTAAGCATTCCAAGCAAATCGCCAGCACTAGCAGTCTTGCCGTTTTTTAGCGTGATCAGTGTGTCAGGCGTGATCGGGCCAGTGTCCTGACCATACCCACCACCTAGTGCCGCAACTAAATCACGGTAGTCAGCCATTATTTTTTCGCCAAGGCTTTCGCCAGCGCCATCTTTTTGTCGGCAGCCACATAGTCTTGGGCAACCTTAACAGGGATGTCGGCTTTTTTTGCAAACTCTGGGTTATGCGCCGCCGCTTGCATGAATCGGGCTTGTTTAGCAGAATGACTAGGCATCGACCACCTCTTTCATTTTGATCAGGCCATTCATCATACGGCTTTTGGTGTTGAACCACTGCTTGCTGAAATCACAATCTTGATAATGCTCAAACTCAGGTATGCCCAACGTGTAATGGGCAATTCGGGCGTTTTTGTTTTCCTGCTCGCCAATTAACACGTTCCATTCTTTCGGTAGGTCACCGATAAGTGAATCGGGCAACCAACCGAATCGGTGTAGGTCTGAGCCGCTGTGATCGTCCACAAACTCAGGTGTCAGCACCTTGTTTCTTGGGTGTTCGCAATTCCACAGAATCAAACTTGACCAATTCTTTCGGGGATAGTCCCGATTCGCCGCTTCCATCGGTGTACCGATATATTTCCTTGGGTGCTTGGTCTGGTATTCGTGCTTGACCACCTGCACCGCTTTGGTTGGGTCAAATAGCTTGTTAAGGGCATCAATGTTTGACAACATCAGCATATCGCTTGCATCCAAGAATATTGCCCTGCCGGTGAACTTGGTGAAGTAAGGTACAAGAAACCGCTGGTAGATAAATGCGTTTGTACCGTCCCGCTGCTTACCAAAAAACGGCGTGATGGCGACCGGCTCGCTAGTGCGCTCAATCAGGCTCTGGCAAAACACATGGTAGCCAATAGCCTCCCTTGGGTCGTAGCCAGCAAATATCCTGATCATTTGAGGGTCAGCTTGTACAGGGTTGTGTCGATCAGCGCCGCTATCTCATCCACGATATTCTGGAGCTGGGTGTCATCTGGCAATGCCTCACGGTTTTTGTAGACGTAATCCTTGATGCTGGTGAGGTACTTAACAGGGTCTTTGGCGTTGTGAAAGTTCTCAGGGAAATCCTTGATCTTTTCGTAGCACCCTGCGTAAGCCTCGGCAAACTGATCAGCCAGGTCAACAATCTCAACGTAGTAAGCCCCCAGCGCCATGTGGACTGAAAATGAGTCAGTGGCTAAGTGCATGAAATGCGTCACGGTAGAGCTGTGAAACATTGTGGAAATAAAGTCGGCAACGTCTTTTTTCATAGCAATCCTAAAAAAGGCAGGGGTCAATGCCCCTGCTAAGGAGACAACTGCGGCTCAATTGTAAACGCTGGAATCGGTACGTCAACAGGCCATAAACCTTGGTTGTAAAGTTTTGCAACCGTTGCAATGTGGGCTTGTTGCCATTTATCCTGACGTTCTTCCTTGGTCAAATCCTTACCCTGGTCGATCTCGTAATGGCATTTGAGGCACAAAGCAGCCACTAGATTGTCATCAGCTTTAACGCCCCTACCCTTGCCCCCACCCCAATTTGTATGTGCGGCCTGCACCATGTTGCCCGACCCGCAGGCTTGGCAATCAAGCCCCGCCACCAGCTTTAACAGCTTTTTTGACCTTACGTATTGATGTTTTTGAAACAATTATTGTCTCCAATGTTGTGAATCGGTGCTCGTTGGCGCATTCCAGCCGCCGCCTGCGCGTGTTGCCGGTGCTTGTTCGGGTTTCTTTGACTATCGTCCAAGTACCGCATTCTGGGCATCTCATTCCTCAAGTGCTCTGAACTTAACGCCTTGCTGTGCGCCAAACATGGTGGATAACTCAATCAGCTCGTTCATCTCTGCCACGGTCATTTTGCTTGTCCTTGCTCCAATCACCACAAACCCGCCCTCAATGCCTGGCACAATCTTTTGCTTTTTTAGCCCCGCCGTCAATACGTTTTTCCACTCCCACTTGTCCAGCTTTTGACCGTACCAAACCACTTGCTGGGCAATGTCCTCAAGATTAGCCCACATCAGGCTGTTTTGCTTAAGACTTCTCACTTAATCACCACAAAAGCAAGAAATAGCTTCTTCATTTGGGTCAAACATATCAATTTGATCTACTGCAAACTGAATCATGGACGCGTAAGATGGACGGTCGGAACGAAATACCGCACCGCTTGGCTTGGATGCCAATGCCAATGCCTCCATTTTTGCCCACCAGATACCACGTTCTGGCTTTTCCGCAATCAGAGATAACACTTGTGCGCCGCCTTTAAGAAAGCAAAGGTCACAATTGCCGTGCATAGTCACACCGTTCATGTTTGGCAATTCAAGGTCAAAAGATTGATTTCGCCAAAATTCACCAACAGTTTGTTTAGTTACACCAGCGGCAACCAATGGAATTCTTGATTTGTCAGCAATCTTGGCGGCTCGGCGCTGTTCATCAGCCCTCATACCCACCCAATCCATTTGTTCATTGTGATCCCAACCAAGAGATTTCAAATATTTGTGAATTGTGCGGATTTTTAATTCAGCGGTGCAAAATCTTGTTACTGGGTTTGGCAAATAATTCCGCTTTTTAATCAATGCTTCAAATGGCTCACCGTTTCTGCTGGCGGTTTCAAATGTTACACGTTCAAAAGCTGGATCGGCATCACGAAATTCAACCCAATGAATTTCTACGTTCCAATTATTAGCACAGGCTTGGACAAATCTCAAAGTTGCCTCATCTTCCTTGCCCGTATTTGCAAAACAAACAATTGCTTCGCTTGGCAATTGCCCCCCCCCGCATTCTAATACTTTATACAACATATAAGCGCTTGTGCGTCCACCGCTAAAACTGATGCACGTTGGCTCTGTAATCTGGTAGGGATTCAATTTAATATTCCAATCATTCTCAAAGCCCCATCAGGACTGTCTACAACCGCCAATGCGCCACCTTTCCAGCTTCCATGCCACCTTAGCTGGTCTTCGTTCAAAGCCCTCTTAGACGGCGGTTTAAAGCCGTCCTTAACCTCCATAAGCAGGGTTTGGCCTTTATAGCCCACCAGCAGATCAGGTACACCCTTGCCAACACCAGCCAAAGACTGCACCGTAGCGCCAGCCGCGCGTAACGCCGTGACCACCGCTTCGTGATTTGCATCAATTTTTGCCGCCCTCATTCATGCGCTTTCGTAAGTCATCAGCAGCTTTCTGCCCACGCCGCTTTACTACGTCTGATAAGGTTTTCTGCCACCAGGCTAATGCCTCGGCTTTCCCCTCCTCCCGAATCTTCTTCTTGTAGCGCCTGATCCAGTCCCTCGCCTCGGTCTGGCGCAAGGTCTCCAGCATCAATAAGCGCTGTTCTGATGACAGATTGGCTAAATTCTTCACCGTCTTTGAGTCTGGCAAGAATTGAGTTTGCAACAAGTCTTTCATGCGTCATATTAAAACTCGTTTCCAACTTCATGCCAACTTTGGACGGCAGGTTTTTTCTCAGTTCTTTGCCATTGGTGCTTGGAACACTTGGGTTTATCGCCGTCAGAATGAACTGACCAGCGGTTTGGGCAGCCGTGAACTGAACACATTAAACGCAGTGTGTCATCAAAAGAATCATCTTTTTGCTGGGTGAACTTAGTTATTGCCATGATATTTTCCCTCCACGATTTTTGCAAAATTGCTTGGTTTCAGTATCCATTCCAAGTCGGCAACAAATGCCCGACCGTCCTTGCCATTGACCCTGCCAGTCAAAAATCTGGATTTGCTGACAGATTGGAAAAACTGTCCCCACCAGTTAAGCACATCATTGGCATCAATGTCGTTTGCTTGCGCCAGCTCTGCCGCCACCTCCCGCCATCGTTGTCGCAGGTAACCAGCTCGAGTTTCGTTCCAAACTTCTACCCTACGCATTGTGGGCAGGTTTTGGTGATACAGCTCAATGACTGCCTTGTGATCACAGCCTGGTAACTTTTTTGGCGGCTCAAGTTCACCGTCAGGTGGACATATAGAGGGTTTTAATTGGTTATTGGTTATTGGTTCTTGGTTATTGGTTGGTTGAACGCCCGTTGAACCGCCGTTAGACCTGCGTTCAGCAGATGCTTTGCCAGCCCTAGACGCTTGTTCAATTTTTGCCTTGTAATGCTGGATTTCTTCAAGCACTCGATCACAAACCCAACCCTCACCATATCGGCTAAAAAACTCTGTTAGCACATCCCGAATGATGGCGGCATGATCACGCAAACGAATAATTCTTGCAATTTCGTTAGCATCCAGCGGCAATGGTTTTTCGTGGAGATAACACCAATCAAGCATTCGGCGGTAAGCCAAATCCTCAAGCGGGTCTAAATGATTTGTGTGACTTTGATAGTCACCAATATTAAACTGGTAGTAGTGCATATAAACCTCACGTTGTCGGTCGCCGTTACAAAGAGACTGTGGCAGGGCGGTAACGAATCGCCTTTTCCCCCGCTAAGGGTAGCCAAGTCCACATTTTAATCTATTACAAACCACTGTGGTCGCAAATCTTTTAACTGCCGCAATCTTAGTTCTGGCACAGTCTTCCACTGGCAGACTGCCGCCCGATTGATGCCGAGAATCTTTGCAAGCTCAGCCTGTGAGCCTGCCAACTGAGTTAATTGCTGTTTGGTCATGCGCGTATTGTAAAGGTAGATTAACAATTTAGCCACATTAGGGAAAGTCCCTAGAAATAATGCTTGACTGTTTGTTTAGTTAGCTTAACAATGCACCCATGCCCCAGCACAACGCATAGGGTCTTTTAGGAGTAAGTATGAAACATATTGCAACGCTTCCCGCCATAGACGCACGCATCATAATTGACCAAGGCTTAGAGCATTTGGTTATTGAACATGATGACTTAACCGCCCCCCTTGATTGCTATTTTTGCCCAATTACTGGCAACTTGTGGCACGCCTATATCGGCACAACTGAGCTGTACAACGTACTGTCAAGCGCCGTTATTAATTCCCTTGAGCGTGGATTTGCACATTTTTGCGTATAAGGAATAACTATGTTTGACATTGAAAAATACACCAAACCAACCGATTGGGCGCAGATTGCCCTGTGGATTGTTTCAACCGCCGCCATTGTGGTGGTTTTGCTTGACCTTTTTGTTTGGAGACCCTAATGCGATATTTACTTTTGCTTTTACTGGCAGCTTGCGCCAGCGACCCTGAGACTGAACAAAAACTTATCATGGACAAAAACATTCAGCCAATGGGCAGAAATGAAGTCATAGACGCAATCAAGCAGTGCGAAAAGAATGGCCTCAGAGCCATAACAATTTACGGTAAACGCAAGATCAATGGTTACACCGCCGAAACACTGGTGGACGTAACCTGTGGCCCAAAATTTTATTAAGGAAACAACATGAAAAAAATTGCAACAGCTTTGGTCAAAGCACAAAAAGCCTTTGGCCCAGCCCTTAAATCTTCCACCAACCCGCATTTTAAGTCACGCTACGCTGACCTGGCTGATTGCGTTGAGGCTGTCATAGACGCTTTGAACGACAACGGCATAGCCTTGGTGCAGAAATCTTATGACTGCGTAGATGGCATCATGATTGAAACCGTGTTTGTGCATGAATCTGGCGAAATGCTTGAAACTGGCATTCTTAGATTTCCCATCATGAAAAACGATCCCCAAGGCGCAATGGCTTGTTTGACTTATGCTCGCCGAGGGTCGCTAATGGCTGCTTGCGGTATTGCTCCAGAAGATGACGATGGCAACCACGCCAGCCGCAAGACCGAGATCAAGTCCACGGTCAACGAAAACCAAATTCTTGACCTGTTGGCGGCAATGGACGAGGTCACCACGCTCAAAGAGCTGCAAGATGCCTATAAACAGGCGTACAAGGCCACAAACGGCGAACAGGCATGGCAGGCTAAGGTCATTGCCAAAAAAGACGTTAAAAAGGCGCAGTTGGAAGCCGCATTGTCTGAACAACTGAAAGGTAAATAATGGAACAACGTACAGAAGAATGGTTTGCCGCCAGGTGCGGTAAGGTCACCGCCAGCCGTGTGGCAGACATCATCGCCAAGACTAAAACAGGTTACAGCGCCAGCAGGGATAACTATCTTGCTCAACTGGTCTGTGAGCGCATGACCGGCAAGCCTGCTGAGTCCTACAGCAACTCAGCCATGCAGTGGGGTACAGACACCGAGCCGTTTGCTCGAGCTGCTTACGAGGCCAGAATGGATTTGCTGGTGACCGAGGTGGGGTTTATTGACCATCCTTGGATTGTCATGTCTGGCGCGTCCCCAGACGGTTTGGCTAATGAGGGAATGGTCGAAATCAAGGCGCCCAACACAGCCACGCATCTTCAAACTTTGTTAGACCGCAAAGTACCTGAGAAATACATTACTCAGATGATGTGGCAAATGGCCTGTGCCGACCGCCCTTGGTGCGACTTTGTGTCATTCGATCCTCGTCTTCCAGAAAGACATCAGCTATTCATCAAACGCATTAACTATGACCCCGAAATGGTTAATTTGCTTGAGAATTCAGTTATCCAATTCTTGGGTGACGTAGACCTAAAAATCCAACAACTTGAAAGCCTCCCATGAAGAAAATTAAAAACATCGTAGTCGTTACTGGCACATATACCAACCGCGAGGGCGTAGAAAAGAAACGCTACCAGACCATTGGCAGTTTGTTTGAAGATGGCGAAAATTTTAAAATTAAATTAGACACCATACCTTTGGCAGATGGTGGCTGGACAGGATGGGCAAATTGCTATGACTTGGAGGAAAAGACAAATACAGGGGCTAGAGATGACATCCCTTTTTAAACGCGCACGGTCACTTGACCCAGTAACTAGCCACGCCGCTGCCGAACAATTTAAATCTGGTGATTTGCACTTTAAATTGATTGCACATTGTCTTGAACGGTTTGGCCCATTGGGTAAAGACGGCATTTCTTATGTGATTGGGTTGGATAGCAATCAGGTAGCCAGGCGGTTGCCTGAGATGGCAAGGCTTGGCATGGTGGAGTTAACTGGTCACACTATCAAATCAAAGTCTGGCAGGGCAGAGCGTGAATGGCAATTTACGCCTGTTCAGCGGGAGTTAATATGACACAAGATGAAATCATTGAGATGGCAAGACAGGCTGGTTTCAAAATGGAAAACTCAGCCGCAATTCAAGCCGCAGAAATCTTTGCCAACCTTGTAGCCGCCAAAGAACGTGAAGCCTGTGCAAAGTTGTGTGACTCGTTTCAAGCCCGTGATGTGGGTATGCAACCAGCCGAATGCGCTGGCGCAATCAGAGCAAGGGGACAAGAATGACACCAGAGTACATATTTACTGGAACACCTAAGCCTGTTGGACGCTGGATTCTGTATCCGCAAACAACACCATATATAACTTTTGCGGTTTACCACAAGCCTACTGACGAACAGATAGAAAATACAGAACAGTTACTTGGCTGGAAATGGGAGGACACATGACACAAGAAGCATTGAAGTTGGCACTTGCGGCGTTTTACCAGATATTTGAATCAACTCCCCCTTATAGAGATGATGGGACTTGCGTCATCAACGATAAATCTGTGGAGTTAAGTAACAAGGCTATTGCCGCCATCAAAGAAGCCTTGGCACAAGAGCAAGAGCTTGTGGCAGATGACTTTTTTAGGATGATTGCAGATAAAAACCCAAAGCCTTTTCCATTACCACAGCGCACATGGGTAGGGCTGACGGATGATGAAATTGCACAAACTATTGAATCAATCAATATGCTCCACGGAGATTATGCAACTGAAGTTGCTTATGCCATTGAAGCCAAACTCAAGGATAAAAATTGCGTTGGCTAATTCTTTTGTCAATGGCGGTGAGCTGGCATCCACAACCGCCGACCGTTGCCGAGTTGATGTATAAAGCTAAACAAAAGTCTGTCAGCAAGGTCTGCAACAAACCCCGCAAGACCAGAGCCGTTAAGGAGCTATGTAAACGATGGGAGAAATAATTATCACCATTTTGGTCATGGCGGTCGGCGCACTTATTGGCATTGGCGGGGTTGTTTTGCTGCTTTACATTTTTGCAGATTAAACATTACGCTCAAAGTGAGGGCAATCCACCAAAGACACGAATGACCCGCCCCATCGATTTTTAGGATGCAGGCTTTCCCAATAAGCACCAATTGGCTCTAAAACATCTTTATCCCAAATAATCTTTCCATCCTTAAAGAAGTTCAGATCAATGGCGCAGCGTTTGAGGTGGATGGAGTTCATGGTCTTGGAACGACCTGTTTTGACGTAGATGGCCTGCTGTTCGGGTGTGCGGGATAGTTCCCCACCGGTGACCATGAAACCTTGCTCAGTGGCGTACTGGATCAGTTTGCAGGCATCCAACAGGAATGCGGCTTGTTCGGTGCTTAAGCTCATTTTTTCCTCATTTCTGCCAGTTTCTCAACCGTGCGACCGCCAAAGTAAGCGCCCATGATCAGCATTCCCCAGTTGCCCAGCAAGGTAACGTAGGATTCATTTGCGTTTAGACCGTAGGCTGACATCATGGCAAACAAGAAATAGCCCAGAAAGATGGCTATGAGGCTCATAGGGCGTATGTTTTTGGACAGCCAAGAGTCAGATGCCATATCCGCTTCCCATCGGTCTGTGATGTTGTCTGCATCGTTTTGGGCGGCTTTTGCCAGCAGGTCAAGTTCAGCTAGTTCCATTTTGGCTTTTTCAATGCCCAGCTCAAGTAGCCTTTCCTCATGATCAAATTGAAGCTGGCGCAGCTTGGCGACATCTTCTGGGGTCGGTGCGTCAGGAATTTTCACGCCTAGCGTCTTTTCGACTACGTCCTTGCCCTTGGCTTGGATGGCGCTGGAAAGCAGCCCCAGACCGTTTTGGGCAAGTGTGCCGAGCAATGATGCAACAAGAGGTAGCATTATTTTTCCTTTTCAAGTTTCTGTCTGAGCTTTTCGATTTTTTCAATCTGCGTCTTGACTTCTTGTTTGGCGGTCAGAATGTCTAGGTACAACATTCCAAGCAGCGGCAACATTAGCGCAACCAGCACCAGCGCCGCTATCCATCCAATCATGTCTTCCCCCACCGATTCAGGAGCAGAAGCCACGCCCAGAGGTACAGGAGGAATATAGTAGTCGCTATCAGGTACGCGGACTTTGCTTGGAAGCTTCTTTGCTTTTCCCGCCGTTGCCATAGCTTGTACCTCTGCTGCGCTTCCTGTTTCAGCCTTGCCTGTTCCTGCTCCTGACCAATGATCTCCCGCATCTCAAACACTTTGCTGTACAACGCGCCCATCTCAGGCGGGGATTGGTACACCATCGTTTCCCTGATCGTCACTTCCAGTTCTGCCATCTGTTGCTGGGCCATGATTCTTTTCAAGGCTGCCTCCATCAGGTTGGTGCTGGGGTCATAGACGCTTTTGGACTTTTCTTCTTCTTCCCGAATGTGAGCAGCAAGCTGCGCCTGCAATTTGAAAAACGCTGTCAGTTGCCCAACAATGTCTGCCATGACTTGGGTTTCGTCAACGGCAACGTAGACCTTTTTCGCCACAGGCTGAGGCGATTTTCCCTGTGGGACAGGTGCAACATTTGCACCAAACATTTCTGCCAACTTTGCCCAGAAACCCCTAACCTCTTTTGCGATTCCAATGACTTCGTTAACAGTGCTTTTGACTTCCATAAAGGAAGTCTTAGCTTGCTTGTACAGACTGCATCCCTGCTTAATAGCAGCGACACAAGCATTGGCGGCAAAGAGGATGCTAATCGGGTCAATTTACAGCCCCAACATTTTCATAACCATTTGAGAGGCAAAGCCTGGCCCGAGCAACACTGCTGCAATGACGATGTAGATCAGGTATTCAATCCGCGTCATGCGAGCTTTACCAGCCTCTAGCTTCTCTTCGATATTCTTGTATCGTTGATCGCAAGACGCTTGGTGCGCGTAAAAGTCTGTCTCTAAACTCATGACGCAGGCGCAGTTGGTGCGGCTGCTTCCGCTGCTTCTTGTGCCGCTACTGCCGCATCATGCACAGCTTGTTCTTCAGCGGTGTACTCCACCTGAGTGGTTACGCCTGTTTCTACGTTTACTACGATTCTGTGTGTCATGATGTTTACTCGTAAAGGATGTTGATTGAACCAGCGTCAAAGGTATCAGTGCCATTAACAGCGGTGATGCGTAAGCGATCAAGAGTGCCTGATAAGGTTATTTTTCCCGCAGAAGACCCAACAACAGTAGATTCAAGAGCAGTATTAGAACCCATAACCCAAAGATTACTTCCAATAGTAACTATTGTTGCAATTCCAGTTCGATTGTTTGCTGCCACCATAGTTCCTATAATTAAACCTGTTGTTCCTTGATATTGAGCAGTATTATCTGAATTATTAAATGTACTTAAATACCCGCTTGTTGTAATAGAGCCAGCACCCAATTGAATTATTAAATTTGAAGTCCCACTTGCACTTACACCACCAAACATCACAGTAATACGCTTAACCCATGAGGGAATAGATGTAAAGTCAATGCTTGTACCACTGGTAGATGCAACCGCAGTAGAAGCAACCAATGGCCTTAATATTGCTACTGAATCAGCAACAGTGCTTGCAAAAGTCGCGGCTTGACTTGTGCTTATTGTGAGGGCTGTTGTTCCGGCACTTTTTAATGTAAGTGCAGTAGCGGCGGCAGAAGTAATGGTATCAATAGTAGGCGTGGTAATTGTTGGCGAAGTAGCCAGCACATTTGCGCCTGTACCTGTGATTGTGGAAGTTGAAATGTAATCCCAATCCCAATCTGCGGCAGTAGTTAGTGTCGTTCCAATACAAACCGCATGAGCACAAACGCCTGATGGAATTGTTCCAACCAAATTGCCGCCAGAAGAATTGACCGTTAACAGGCCGGTTGAGTTGTTTTCAATCTCATAAGCTATGCCGGTCACCAATGTGCTAGTCACAGGCAAAACAATGGTCTGAGCAAGCGTGCCGGTAAAGAACTGGCGATAGTTACTTGACACAGTTAAGGTGGTTGTCCCCGCCGCCGTAGCAGTGGTGGTGTAACCCATCTTGATGTTGTCAATGACAGGCAAAGATGACGTTAAGCCCGATATTGTCGGACTTGTATCCAAAACCATCTTGCCTGTGCCGGTCACCGCATTGGTTAGCGTCACGCCGCCATAGGTCAATGTCGATCCCAGCGTAGCAGCGCCAGCTACGTTAGCCGTAGTACCCACATACAGCGCCTTAGCTATACCCGCACCGCCAGCCGTAATGATTGACCCTGTACTGATGCTAGTGGAGTCTGTGACCAGTGTTGAACTGATACCCGCCGCAAACGGTATGCGGGCCGTTGTAGCGGTCTGACCGTCCTTGGTAATAGCCGTGGACAGACCCGTTGCCAAGTCCGCTGTAAGGGCATTAAAGGCGGTCGAAGATATGACCGTGCCTGTAACTACTGGTTGCCCAGTGGTGTTTATTTGAAATGTCCCGCTGCCGTTGTAACTCATTTTGTACCTTTCAAAGCATCAGCCAATGCATTGTATTTTGTGGATTCTTCAACTTGTTTAGTAATTTCTCTTTTTTCCATAAAAGATTTTGCAAATTTGGGCGATACATTTTTAATTAAGTCATTAAAAAATCTTGTCACCACGCTGCCAGTATTTGAATAATTAACAGCGCCCTCTGGTTTAACCAAAGCATCTTGTAAAACATCTCTCATATCTACCAACGTCTGGCGGCCTTGTTTGCCAAACATATATGTAAGTTTGTCTTCACGATCCAATGTATCTATTGCTGTTTTTAGCTTGGCAAATGATAACTGACCACTTGCGTTTTTGGTGAGCTGGTCTTTAAGATATTGAACAGTTTGGCCTTGCAATTCAGCATAAGCCTGCTGCCCTTCTGAACCACCTTTTTTTAACAATTTGGTGACTGTTCGCATTTCTTCCAAACTGCCTTCAAGAACAACATTAGAAAAAACATCATCTAAAGCCACAGCTCGATCAGCATAACCGCCCCTTGTGCCAAGCAATTTAGCGACACGGTAGGTATTTTCAAAGTCCTTGCCAAGCTCTGCGCGTTGCGCTCTAGCGGCTCGGTAAAGGTCACCACCCGCGCCTTCAGTCATGCCGTTAATTACATTTTTAACTTCTTTCATGTACTTGCCAGATGACTTGCCAGGCTCGCCTAATTCCCCTGCGACCTTGTATAAATTTTCCAAATCATCTACAGTGACTTGTCCATTTGTTACTTTTTTGAGTTGTTGTAACTTTGCTCCAATTGAATTGATCTCAGAAACAGAAATAGCTTCTGGCGCATTTGTTTCAAGCCATTGCTCCAAAGGTGCGGTGCTGACCACTTGTTTAGTTTCACCAGCATCTCGAGCCGCTTGATAGGCGTTATCTACCTTTAATTTTTTGGCATCAAACTCTTTAACCAAAGCACTGTCAACCAATGAGCCAACTTTACGGTACGCCGTTGGATCGGCGTATTGAGCACCAGTTTGTTCTGAAATTTGCTCAAATCTTTTCAAAATACTTTGTTTTTGACCTTGTTTAAATTCAGCCAATCCTTTTGCCAATTCTGGATAATCTTTTGGCAAATCAGATTCACGCTTTAAAAGCCCAAAGTCTTGTAATTGTTCGCCTTTGGTCAATGGAATATTTTGTTCCAAAGCTCGTTGTTGGCGCACCAAAGCCTGATCAGTAGATGCAGCTCCACCGCCCATCATTGGTGGTTGTTTGGATTGAAGTAAAGCTGCCATGCGTTGCTGGGTAGATACCGCCGCCGGTGCAACAGCTCGCCTTGTTTGGTTGATCGCCTCTGGCAACATTGCCATGCCAGCATTACCAACACCAATCACCGGCGGTATACCGCTTAATGCGCCAGCCAATGATTGCATGGTGTTTTGTGCGGTTTCTGTTCTAGGCTGATAAGTCATTGCCTGAGCAACATTTGCGGCCGTTTTCTCACCTACCTTGATACCCTCTTGCGTGCCATATTTACCGCTTGTCAATGCGCCATATGCGCCAGCTATGGGTGAAACCATACCCGCTATTAATCCTGACCCAAGGGTTAAAGGTACTTCAGCAGCGCCCAACATCCTGTCTTGCATGGATACGGGCTTAGATTGCATTGTGGTTACATTTGCAGCGCCAAGTATGTCTGCACCCACTAAACCCAATTGTTTGTAAAACTGCGGTTTTGGAATGTCAGCATAATATTTAGAATGCAACGCATCAGCCAGAGCAACGTCTGGCATATCGTTGTAGTCTGGATTCTGAACGCGAAATTCTGCAAGTGTTGCCATTATGGTTTCCTTGGTCTTATTCCCAGCGGATCTTTTGCAAGACTGCCGCCGCCTTGTGAAGTTCCAAAATCCATTTTCTTGCCATAAGATGATTCAAGGTTTTGTTTTGCCCTGCCCAACATACCATCCAAAACTTTTACTTGCTCATTCATGGCATCTCGGCTTGTAAAAATGCCTGATATAGATGCTGGATTAGTGATTTGAGCTTCAACAATACTCATGTCAGGGCCAGTCAAAGCACCCAATTGGTAAGCATCTTTTACACCCATCAACAAGGCGTTGTATTTGGCTTTCATGCGAGCCGTGTCTGATCCAACTGGTAAAGGCACTTTTGCACCCATAACCAAAGGAATTTCAGTCGGAAATACAGTTAAATCTTTTTTAAGCTCGTCTTTGTAATCATTTAAGTAGCCCTCAAAATCTTTGAGCTTTTGGGCTTTTTCCATAAATGCAGCACCAGGGGGTGCAGATGCTTGATCAGCACCTCTTTTTGCCTGCTCTAAATTAAATGCTTCTTGGCTTTTAGGGCTTAAAACTGACTGTAGCGGCATTGCTTGTGGCGCTGCTTGCGGCGCAACCGGCATGACCTGTTGCAAGGGCGTATAGCTCTGTTTGCCTTTTGGTTTTTGAGTAGGCGCCGGCTCGCCATAAAGATCGTCAAATAATGCCATTATTGCACCTTGTAACCTTTTGCTATTGCATCTGCTGTAACTTGCTGAATTGTTTTTCCAGACCTTTTAGCGGCATCTGCAATTTCAGCTTGTGTCGTAATTTTTTCAAGAGGTTTGACCAAAGGATTACCAGCAGCAACCATTGGTTTAGGCTCAGCAAAGGGAATGCCCTCATAACCAAGTTTGGCTCTTGTCTCAGCCACTTTCAACATATAGTTGGCAACATCTTGCGGTGTAACCTGACCCGCGGCTTTATTCAATTGCGAGCCAACCAAATTTAGCAATTGCGGGTCATTTGTTATGTTTGCCGGTAGATTCTTGGCGGTGATCAAGTCGGCAGCAAATCCTTTGTATTGATCTGGTATGCCACCCATTTCAACCAATACTTTTTCTGGATAAAATTTGGTCACAGGCATTCCAGTAACCGGATCATTTGTTTTTATCTCACGCAATTTTGGTTCTGCGGGATTTGTGAAAATAGATTTGTCGCCTTGGAACAAAGACGCACCTGGCGCAACTGAATGAATTTGCTGTTGAGCTGCCAATTGAGCTTGTACCGCAGCTTGTTTTTGTGCTTCTTGTTGCATCAAGTATTGAGCCAACATTTGTTTACCTTGACCAGTTTTCATGGCAAGGGGATTGGTTGGATTTAACAAATCCGCGCTTAACAAAGGTACTTGTCGATCTGGCCCGTAAGTTGCCGCAACGGCTTCAGTTTTTAAAGGCAAATCAATAGCCGCATTTCTTTCTTCGGGCGTAAAACTCTCGGGTTGATTTTTTGTTTCGTCGTATCTAGTTACATTTTCTGGAATAAACATAGATTCCTGCCCAGGCGTGATTACTTCGCCAGGCATAGTTTCTGTTTTTCCCATATTTCTGAAAAGTCTTGCCGTATCTTCTGATACAGAATTTTCATAATCTTTTTGCTCTTTATCTGCTTTGCTGAGATTTTTGCCAGCAATGTAGCCTTGCAACAGCTTTGCAAAACCTTGCGTGGGGCTAACACGCACCCCTGGCATGGTAGGCATTTCAATCGGCGCAATGGCTTGTTGCTGCATTGCCTCTGCCAGCTTGCGGCGGCGATCCATCGCCTGCTGCTCAGCGGTATATGGGGATAAGTTTATGTCTGCCATCAAATTCTCCCGTTATGTAAATGTACCTACTGGAGCACCCAAAGCAGCGCCACCAAGTGAAAACAGCCCAGAAGTCATTGCATTTTGACCTGCAACTTGCTGGTTGTATGCGTTTGCGTCAAATGCGCCTTTTGCCGTAGACGCTTGGAATATTGGTGGCGGCGCAACCGTAGCGCCTTGGTAAGCACCAAACTGCGGGTTTTGAATCTGTGAGCCACTCATCAGCGCCGTGATCTCATTTAGCGGCATCTGACGCTGTTGTATGGCCTCTGCAAGCGCTTGCTGCTGTGCAGTGTTGCCAAACTGACCCGACTGCACAGCTTGGTTAAAGCCTTGAGCATTTGCGCCAATGTCAAGGTTAAGACCCTGAGTAACAGCTTGTGTTCTGGCATCGTTTTCTTGCTGACCAAGCAAGTTAATGGCGTTGTTGTAAGCCTCTGTGCCTGGTCGCAGTCCCTGATTAATCAATTGGGTCTCAGTACTAACCCGCTGCTTTGCCAATGACGGCTCAAGCCGAGCCATGATTGCTTCTTGCCCTGTCATGCCTGCATTGACCGGCATCTTAGCTATTCCGCTTGTGTCCAGCGATGTCTGCACCGCAGGCCCACCAAAGTTAAACGGCTTGTTTAGCACAGTGCTAGCAGTGTCTGCGCCCTTTTGTCCAAGGTTGGCAAGTGAGTATTGAACGCCTTGTTGAGCGTCCAAAGTCTTTTGAGCCGTTGGTGTAAGCGTTTGGCGAATGGTTGGAATATCGCCCTCATAGCTCACCAATTGAGTACCGTATGGCGTGTAAGTGTTGGGGTTAGACAGTTTAGCCGTAGCCCGTGCAGACTCTAAGTTTGCCGCGCCCTGTTCAATAGCCGCACCCTTGTAATCAGGCGCTGGCGGTGGCGATGGTGCTGGACATAACAAGCTCATTTCAACCCCTTAAAAAAAAATGTACTACCCGCTTCTTCATAGCCAGCTCTTTTTAAAATTGGCGATAAATTTGCGCCTGTTTTATGACTGATTAAAACCGACCCAATTTTGTTTTCCATGAGATGCGCTCCAGCAAACTTTAATAATTTGCAAATTTCCATTGTTCCGCGATGTTCTGGCTTGATGTAATAAAACGCATCTAAAGCAATTGTTTGCCCTAAATATGGCGCTTTTATTAACATGAAAGCGGCGTGTCCACATAATTCTTCATCTTGGCGCAATGTATAGTAGACAAAACCACCATTAGCTTCTAAATCAACTAATCCACCGTGGTCGCATCTATAACCAGTTTTTCCATACAATTCCAACCAATGAAATGCATTTAAAACAACCGCTTCAGCAACGCAATCGGCATATTTTTCAAATGCAACAATCACAAAACACCGCCACCCTCAAACACCAGATCGGTTGCGACCCACTGTAATTGTATGTCCTGCGTGGCTGTTTTGATCAGCGGGGCAAACGTATATCCAATATTTGTCGCCCCCTGCCAATCAGCCAACGGCACAAGTCCAGCGCCCCAAATAGCAGAATCCCACAATCCTGTGTCCCACAAACCATAAACACTTGTGGAAAAGTTAAGCTGGGCTGATTCATCGGCAAGGTTGTAATCCACATTTACATTACCAAAAACAGATGGCGAGCCATTTGATTGGAGGTGGTAGCGAATCATCTTGCATTGCTTTTGCAGGGCCGTGCCATAGGATTGAAAGCTCTGTAGCCCAAATCCCTCAATATTAGAAGTATTGTCTGTATCGCCGTTCCATGCCAAACCCACAAACCCATTGCCGCCATAGTAGGGATTGTCTTTGTGCAATTCCCAACAATTTGCCGCCCAGCCGGTAAAGTTACACCAGCTTTTTGTAATGTTGTTCATCACATATTGCTGTTGAGTTCCCACCGTAATTGGCACGTTTAACAGCAATTGATTCTCTTTAGGGTAATACAGCAAACACCAACCAAAATTAGCCCCATAGGTCGATATAGCGGCGCTCATGGCGTACTGAATCTTATTGGTAATAGACACCCTTGGATCAAGCCTAGAGCTTTGCAATGAGCCACTCATAGGCACTACGCCATCCTGAGTAATGATCAACAGGTCACCGCCAAATTTAGTCCAACATCTGCGTCCAATTGGAGCGCCTACCGTGTAAACCCCAATCATGGAAATACCAGATGGCGTGGTTGGATCAGTTAAGCGCCAAACCACAACTTCGCCAGATGAGGTAATAAACGCTAAGTAATCGTCCATGCCGTAACCAGCATCCAGCGTCCATGTCATCCCCGCCATGATGTAGCCGCCCTCTTGCACCAGACTAGACATATCCAGACTGGTTGCCGCCCCACCAATTGAATTAATTGGTAAATACCATGCTTTTAATGTGCCTGTTTCGATCAACCACACCCGATTTTTGAATAACGTGATGTTTGAACAGGTCGCCGTATCTACGCCAGTAATGTTGTAAGGAGAACCGTCCCCATCCTTATACCAAGTCGTGCCGTTGTAGATTCTGAGCTTGTCTGCACCATTGACCGCCATCAGGTAAGACCCCGCCGTGGTGGTCATGTTGATGTACTGAAATTGAGCATTCGTTAAGCTAGAGACATCAGCAGACCCCACCGCACCGGCGGTAGTTACGTTATAAATACTGTCAACAGATGCCGCAAACAGCTTGCTTGCCGTGCCTGAGTTATATGCCATCAGGCTTTCGACCTGACCAGGTAATCCTGTAGCGTGTTGCGTGTACCCACTTCGCAGAATTACAGAGTTTGTGCCAGGCCAAAAATTAGTCAGCGTCACCGCATCCAAGGGATCCATAGCCCCCAGCGCATCTCGAGCATTCCATCCACCAATTGGCGCGGCAACAGTTACCGTCTGGGCAGACTGTTGACGGGGTATTTTTGCAAATGAACTTAACATTAAACGCTCGGCCAGTTGCCGTCCTGTACGCTCCAAGGCCCGACCAGTTGGTTCATGCCCACTGGCGCCAAAGACATTGCAGACACTGGAACATCCTGTGCTTTACAGTATGAAAGCGACCGCATGAACTCGCCCAACTCCACCGAATAATCCAGCTTTTTGGCTTTCAAGAAGTAAAACTTCAATCCCGCCAACATCAGATCATCAGGAAACACACAGGTGTCTGTGTCAACCGTGTAAGCCGATTTTGATCCCTGATCTGAGCCTGTGGCGCATACCCACCAGTTTGACACATACTCAAAGGAAAAGTTGTAAACCGTTGTCAGGGCTTGAAAAATCCTAAACTTGTTGTTGTATATCCGATAACGCTCACGCGGGCCAATTGAGATAATGCCGCCTTGCAAGAACTGCCAATCCTGAGATGACTTCGTTCCAAGGTTGCGCCAGTGGTCTGTCCTGTCCCAGTTGGTATCTGAGATCATGCGGTCGTACCCGCCTGGCAGGTCATAGTCCTGCTTGGCAAATGTCATTGACACCGAGGATGTAGAAGTAGCAACCGGCGCGTTTAACGTCACTTGGGTGCTGCTGTCAATCGTCAGAATCTCTGCATACGGGGTTTGGCCTGTGCCAGTGACCACATTACCAACCGCCAACGCTGCCGTGGTCGGGATATTTGTGATGACCTTAGAGCCTGCCGTGATGTTTCCCGTGGTGCTCACCGCAACCTGTGTTTGCCAGATGTACGCTTGCACCAGACGCTGCCATTCAAAATCCCTGACCAAATCCTTGCCTAGCCGATTAGCCAAAGCAAGAATCTGGATGGTTTGATTATTAGATGAGCCGATTACTGTCGCTGGCTGAGTTAGGCCCAACTCTGCGGACATTTGGTCAACCAGTTGCAGTAATGTGTAGCTCATATCATTCCTCTACGGTTTCTTTTTTAGGTCTGCCTGCTTTTTTGGTGGTCAGATCGTTGATCATCTCACGCAATTGGGCAATTTCAGCAGCTTGGGTCTGCATTACTTTTTCAGTCTCAGCCCGTACATTGTCCATCAGCTTAGAGTCTTTTGCCGCCAAAATGAACGTGCGAGCCTTGTCGCGCAAATCATTAAAGCCCATGATCTTGTTGCCAACTGAGTCGGGGAG